TGAGTCAGAGCTAGATCAGTTCGTAATAGCTCAAGGAGTCTTATAACATACCTTTATTACAATCCCCTTAGGCCGCCTTAGTGCGGCTTTTGGTGGTGCCGGAGGTCGCAGTTGACCTGATTCTTGGTCCTCCCTCCTGGCACCTTTATTTTTATTACCGAAGGAGAAGCTGGCTTATGCCGGCTTTTCTGGGTTGATAGTTGCTCGTCTGAATAATAGTTCGTATATTTACGAAGTAATAAAAGGATAAGATATGACTGTAGTTAGAAGATTTACTTGCGAGTTGACAGGAGACAAGTTAAAGATTGTATTAGGCAATGACGGAGAGCAATATTGTATGTACGATTTAGATTAATAAAGTTTGAAGGATAGTTGTCTCCTTCCGGAATAGTTCGTATATTTACATTGTAATAAAAAGAAAGGGTTATGAATAAGGTACAAGAGATCAATCAACTAATCAATGGGTATGCTAATAGCTTAATCACAGATGATGAGTTGGAACTTATGTTAAATCTTTTAGGGGAATAGTTGGACCCTAAGGGTATATTTCGTATATTTACAGAGTAATAAAAAGAAAAGGTTATGACTTACGAGCAAATTGAAAGAATGGACAAAGACGATCTAGTTTACGCATTCAAGAGAATGATGGAGATCGCTGAAGGAGCTACTAACATCCAGAAAGAGATGGAGGAGAAGTATAATAGCATCAACGAGGACTACTGTGCTCACGCTCACATCGGCTACTGTGAAGCTAGATTTAGCATCCTAAGAGGAGAGCTGAAGAGTGTTGTCGAGGTAGTTACAGGGAAGTAACATTCCGGAAAAAGAGTTGGGGAGGTAGTTGCCTCCCTGGCTTATTCTTCGTATATTTACTATGTAATAAAAAATAAAGGTTATGTCAAAGGTTTTAGATTATCAGTACGCTTCAGAAGTAATTACTAACTACAAAGAGTCAGTTAAGGCTCGCAATGAGAAGAATGATTGCTTTGTAAGAGCAGTAGCTAGTGCTTCTGGAAGTTCATACGATGCAGCTCATACTTACGTTAAAGAGGTATTTGGTCGTCAAGAGCGTCAAGGTACTCAAGCTGTAGGTCTTACGATGAAAACTATCGAAGGTAAGCTTCAAGAGTTCGGTAAGGTTAAAGTTAAGTTCGAAGAGCTACCGAAAGAGAAGATTGTTAATACCTACAAGCTGTACGGTGAACTAATCGATCGTCAAAAGACTGTTAAGTCATTCATCAAAACTAACCCTAGAGGGACGTTTATTGTTCTAGTAGCTGGTCATGCATTCACCATAAAGAATGGAGTACTAGTAGATAACCAAGGTGAGGAGTTCAGACCTACTCGTAAAGTGACTGGAGCATATAGAGTAATAGAGGAGACTATAGATCCACAATTGAAACTCTTCTAAGAGAGATAGGGCCTTCGGGCCCTTTTTTTATACCCGCATCTAGATGGCAAGGTGACGTCAAGGTGACGGCATGGTACAGGCAGGGTGAGATAAACCTGCTAATACTTTTAACTAACGGTTCGCTAGACGGTTGGCTCGAGCCTAACTGAGTTGCATATTTCTGATGATTTTTAGCATATAGGGATTATATATTTATATAAAGAGAGAAGCTGGTTCTACAATGTTACATATTAGTAATTAATTCTCTCGTCTTTATTTCTCTCTACCCGGCTAATCTCCTCTCGAAGTATATTTAGCTCTCGAATAAGAGATTCTACATCTTGTCTAAATCTACTATCCAGTTTATCTACCCTACTATCAATAGTACGGTGTATACCTTCGTAATTTTTTAGAAAGTCTTCATCTAGCTTATTAGTCTCTCTAACGATGAAACTCTCTAGATTGCTTGTTTTATTCAGAACATCCATAGAGATATTCTCCAGTTCTCTTTGTAAGCCAGTGATTTGACCCTTAAGAACTTTGATTGTCATGTAATTCACAGACGTACCCACTACCATTAGTAATACAATGACAGCACATACACCTAAAATAAATGATGTTATTTCCATAATATTTTCAGTATTTCAAAGAACAACGTAGAACCCAGCCCTACTCTTAGTTTTAAGATACGAACTTTTACTCAAAATACCTAAAAACACAGGGAAAAAATTTTGGTAAATTTTCGCTATATAGGGGAATATATATTCTTAGTTAAGTTGCTTGCTATTTATATTAAAATTTCATATATTATATCATGGATAAAATTAGATCTTTAGTCAGAGAAGCATTACAACAGGTAATCAATGAGTCTATCTTAGCAGATAAGATTGAAATGTCTCCGGCAGAGTTTAGAGATTTCGTTAAAGCTTACCAAAGACATGTAGATTCTAATGCAGAGGGTAATGCCGTATTAACTATCGCTAAAGAAAGTTGGGAGGATGAAGGTCTTGCTTATGTAGGATACATTAAGAAGAACGATGTTCATTTTAGATATTTCCCAGAATCCTTAGAATTCAATTACGATCCAAGTATCATTCAAAAACCTTTCATCTTTGTACATAAAGGAGGAGGCAGTCCTACTTCCGGTAAAGTAAAAGAAGATTAATGAAAAAGTTAGATCCTAAAGAGTTATTTCGAGCCTTCGAAATGAATGATGAGAGCGTGGTAGTAGACCATGATCCACAAGCTGTTTGGGATTTTAGAACTCATCCTTACATACTTATTGGGATGGTACTAAGAGGTTTAGAGAACTTCGAAGTATTATCACAAGTTTATTCAAAGAGAGAAGGTGAAGCATACGAAGAGATAAAGGGTGAAGTCCAGTATAAGTATTATACTACGCTCTATAAATACCTTTATAGATTTAATTACCAATCTCTTGAGTATATAGAAGGAGCTCTAAGTCATGATGTAGGAGATATAACCTACGCTCTCGGTCACCTACGTACATTCTTTGAGAAACATGAAGAATACGAAAAGTGTGCCCGTATAAGAGATATCTTTGAGGCAATAGATTTAGGAGCAGAGTTGCTAGATCGAAAATAATTTCGTATATTTACGGTATAAATAAAAAGGTTATGTTATGATAAGAGAAAAACTATCTCTAAAGGAAGCTATCGAGTTAGAATCAAAGTCGTTCCTTACTCTATACTTCCCCAGTACCTCCCTTGAAGGTCTCCCAGATATACCCAATATATCTAAATACACAGAGAACTATATCAGCTTTGCTAAAGAGAATAAACGCTCCTCTATAGAGAATCTACTCTCTCTTATAGCCCCTGAGTATGAAGTGGAGATCGAAATGCCCTTTGATTATGAAACGGGAACCTTCTCTTGGGTAAGACTCTTTGGAGCTAGAAATCCTTCTTATAAGGAAGTTACTGAAGAGAAACATAAAGGATGGGTATACCTACTAAGTAACCCCGCCTACCCCGAGCTTGTAAAGATCGGTAAAGCTCTAACCCCTACCAAACGCATCCAACAAATTAATAATGCCGGAGTAGTAGAAGAGTGGTTCCTAAAGGCTGCCATGCCGGTTACCGATGATTATAAGGTTGAAAACCTCATGCATAAAGAGCTTGCACAATACCGTCGAGATTCTTCTCAAGGTTCTTCCCGAGAATTCTTTGAAGTTCCGATGTCTTTAGCCATGCAAACCTTACTAGAAATATCTAAACCCTTTGTAGCAGGTGACCTTGTTTTGTATTAATGATATATATTCTACTTCGCGTGCGCGTTTCGCGCGGCGAGGCGGAACTACTTTTTTACATTTTTTTTACCTAACAGTTGCATCTTTGCAAAATATTTCATAACTTCTAAAAAGAATATAAAAGAAAAGAAAGATGAGAAATAAAAATTTATTTGAAAATAAGATTGAAAGATTAGAATCTATAATGAAAAATATAGAATATAGTTTCAATCGTAACGAAAGAAATGAAGGTATCCAAGAGGTAGCTAAAGCTAAACAAATCCTCGAGCAGTTATCTACATACCTATCAACCGAAACTCAAGACTAATACTATGTTAACAGCAGAACAGATCCAAGAGAATTGGGATAAGCATCTTAAAATTGTAGATCACTATATTACCGGTGATCGACGTAACCGAGTATCCTCTATGCTTGAACAACTTGCGGAAATCTATATAATGGCCCCTGCATCCGGTAAAACTTGGTACCATAATGCTTTTGCTGGTGGTTACGTTGAACATGTTAACCGTGTGGTTGAGTATGCTTTGAAGCAAATGAAACTCTATGCTAGCATGGGAGGTACTATTGATTTCACTGAAGAGGAGCTTGTCTTTGCTGCACTGTTTCATGATCTAGGTAAACTAGGTGATGGTGAAAAGCCTAATTACATCCCTCAAACTGATAAGTGGAGACAGGATAAGTTATCGGAGATGTTTACTTTTAATCCCGACCTCGACTTTATGCTCATCCCAGACCGCTCTTTATTTATCTTGCAGAAGTTTGGCATACAAGTATCTCAGAAAGAGTGGCTAGGTATCAGACTTCATGATGGAGTATTTGATAAAGCTAATGAAGCTTACTTCTTCAGTAATATGGAGTCATCTAGAATGAAGACTAATATCGTAAACGTACTACATACTGCAGACTTCTTAGCTTCTAAAGTAGAGTACGATATGTGGAAACAATCAGGAGGTTCAGCTACGCCAAAAGTACAGAAGACTAAATCCTCTACGGGTAAAGCAGTAAAAGCTTCAGAAGGATTATCTAATATGTTAAAGAATATCTAATGACAACTTTATCAATTATTTTAATAGTATCTCTAGTCATAATACTTGTACTAGGGTTTGTAATTGTAACCAATCTTCTACGTCAAGTAGAAGGGTTAGAAGATATAGTTACTGATCAAGTTGGATATCTCCGGAAAGTTTCGTATCTTATTAAGGACTCGAAAGAGCATATAGAGAAACTTGATTCATCCGGCCATTTCCAAGTCGATGATGAGTTAGGTGTCTTTTTTAATTATATGAAACAGATACAAGAGACAGCTGATAGCTATCAGTTACCTGAAAACTATGGGGAGAAAGAAGAGTAAAGCAAATTATTTTACTAAGGAAACAGAGGATTATATTGTCAAGTACAATGAGTCCTCTGACCATGTTTATAGAGCAGAGATTTTTACTAAGCATATTTACCTGCCATTCTATAAATTAGTTGAGAACATTATACATACGTATAAATTCTACTACACAGATGTAGAGAATATAGAAGACCTTAAGCATGAGATTGTTTCTGTGCTTATTGAAGAGAAGATTGATAAGTTTGATCCTACTAGAGGAGCTAAAGCTTACTCGTATTTTGGAACAATCGTTAAACGTTGGTTAATCAACTACAATGATAAGAACTTTAAGAAGCTCAAACAAGTAGGTTCTTTTGATGAGATGGATGACTCTTATGATCAAGAGTTCAAAACCACTCACCCAGATGCAATCAACTTAAGTCAACTGCTAGATATATTCGTTAATGAGATGTATAGTGAATTAGAGCATATGTTTCCTAAAGAGAACGAAAGAAAGATTGCTGATGCTGTATTAACTATATTTCAACAGCGTAATGATATTGAAATCTTTAAGAAAAAAGCTCTCTACATTTATATAAGAGAGATGACCGGACAAGAGACACCTCAGTTAACTAAAGTGATCAATAGACTTAAGGAACACTTCTACGAAATCTACTATAAGTACTACGAGACTGGAATGATCGACACAAAGCCATACTAAGATATTTATAAATAAACCAGTATGAGTTTAGATAAGACACTTTTTAAGAACAAAACATTCTCAGATGTACTTGAAGAGGTGTATAATAACTCTAGAAAGAAAGAGAAGACAATCAACTCTTTGATCGGAGAATTAAAACCTCTAATTGAGAATATAGGTGATGCAACTATCATTGTACCGCTTATTGCTTCCTACCTAGAGATCGGTGTTAAGAATGATAAGCACCTAATCGACATGTTAGCAGTAGCTCAACGTATGGAGAATGCAGCAGCTAAAGGAGATGCCGCAGGATTTGAATTAGGAGCAGAAGAATTAGCTCAAATACTTGAAGGAATGGATGATTTAACTGGAGAGTTGGATCAAAAATCTCAAAAAGAACCTACCCAAGAGTAATGTACAGATACGACCTTACAAGTGTTCCAGGATCCTTTACAGGATCTACACCTAATGTACCTAAAAAAGTACTAGGTAGAGTTGTTGATGTAATATTATCGCCATCTCACCCACGTTTCCAAGAGCTTGGAAGCTGGAACGCAATGGGAGCAGTAATATACCGTCCAATAGATAGAGATGTATCTGAAGAAAGCTTAGAAACATTACCAGTAGCGTACCCTTTACGTAGTCAAGTAAAGGTGATCCCGGTACTAAATGAGATAGTTTTACTAGAAAAAGGACCTTCTGAGCAATTATCCGAATCTCCTTCAAGTAAAAAGACGTACTATACTGATATTGTAGGGATCTGGAACCATCCTCATATTAATAGCTACCCAGATACATCAAGAAACGAAGGAGAGTACACATTAGGAGCGGAATTTACTGAAGCATCTACTGTAAATCCATTAAATCCTTTTGAAGGAGACCTACTTTTAGAAGGTAGACATGGACAATCTATAAGATTTAACGGAGTTTATAATGAAAATGCATTATGGACTACTAAAGAATCTACCGGACACCCTATAATCATTATAGCAAACGGACAGATACAGACAGAAAACGGATACGAAACCATTACAGAAGATATAAATGGCGATGCAGCTTCCATATATCTTACTAATACACATAAATTACCATTAGCTTCTCTAGATTTTCCACGAAATTCTTACGAATCTGCTCCTAATTCCGAAGAATCTTACGAAGGAAACCAGGTTGCCCTTGTTTCTGATAGGATTATCATGAGATCTCGTACAGATCATACACTTATCTCAAGTGCCGAAAGCGTGGGGTTATTAGGTAAAAACGTTCATTTAGACGGGAATTCCACTATAATTTTAGAGAGTCCACGTATAAATCTAGGAAAAGATGCTAAAGAACAGGCAGTTTTAGGTAATAACCTAGTAAAACTCCTAGAAGAAGTAGTAGACCTTCTATCTAGCGTAGGGGCTAACCTAACTAAAGCAGGAGGATCTATACCAAACCCAGATTTAGTACTAGCAGGAGCTGATTTAACAGTATCTTCTGCAGTAATCTCAAGTAAGTTATCTACAATCTTATCATCTAAAACATATATTAAGTAATGGCTTGTAGAAGATTTAACTTATTTACCTACGCAATTAAACAATTACAAGCCCTTCAGAGTAATATCCGAAGAAAAGTGCTTGCACGTATTGGAGAACTTGAATTAGAATTTGAGTCAGGGTGTCCAACACCTGAGCAGTTAGAGAGAATATTAAAAGAACGAGACAATCTCCTTAATTTCTTAAAGAAAGTACAGAGAAAAGTAATCCGCTTTGAAGAGTTTGCAGAAAAAGTAAGATTAGCAGCAGAAGCTGCAGTATTAGCCATCCAGGGAGTAGAATTATACCTAACATTTAATCCTCTCCCGCAACCTACCGCTACATTTTACCCACTCTTAAAGATAATTCAAGAGTACGGAGCAGAGATGAAAGCAGTCTTAGATGAGATTTGTGATTTTGAAAGAGTAGCAAAGGAGTTGAAAGAAGCAGTTAACCTTGCAATCGATAAGATTGAGAATTTAGACCTACTTTTAGCTGGATGTACTGATAAACTAACACCGGCGAATCTATCTAAGTATGTTGAAGCAAGTATTTTAGAAATAGAATATAAAGAATATAGAATTGTAATCGAGAACGACCCATCATCACCTCCTATTGCACCAAAACGCTTTGCAGTAGCTTATAATCGTAATAATATTGCAGTGATAAAAGGTCCTTCTTCATTCTCTTCTGACACACAAGTACTGATTGAGGAAGTTAAATTCAGAATAGATAACCAACTTCCATAAAAGAACTATTTATTATTATGAAAGTAGACGCTTTAAAAAAATTAATTAAAGAAGCTGTAAGAGAAGCTATTAAAGAAGAGCTCGAAACACTGCAGGATAGTAAACCAGTCGTTAACACGGTTAAGGAACAGGCACCGGCAGCTAAGAAACCTTTATTTAACAGCAGTAACCCTCTTGCAGCAATGCTAAACCAGACTGCTGCTTCGATGACTAACGAAGATTTTGATAGAACAATCTCTTACGATAGTACTCAAGCAAGATCTTTTAGCGCATCTCCATCTGGAGCACAACCTGGATTGGATTTAAGTCAATTAGACTTTACAAAAAAAGCAGGAGCGATACTAAGAGCTTCTAACGAGAAAGATAAACAGAGACATGGCGTATAACGTTGGCAAGATAAGTCCGATAGATTTTGAAAAAAGCACAGCCGTTGGGGTATCATTACCTTTCAGCGGTCTTGCTGTCTTTAACCAAACGTACACCAGTCAAGAGGCAATAAAAACTAATATCATAAACTTCTTTTTAACAGGAGTAGGTGAACGTTATATGAATCCAACTTTTGGAACTCGATTACGGAATCTACTTTTTGAACAAATTGAAGAAGAAGTAATAGAAGACCTTAAGGATACTATCCGAGAGGATATGGGAGTTTACTTCCCAACAGTTGATATTAGAAAACTAAGTTTAATAGCTTATCCAGATTACAACACAGTAGCTTTCACGATAAGTTATGCGGTAGAGAATACTAACATAGAGGATGAAGTAGTAATTAATTTTGAACAATAATGGCTCAAGACAGAGATATTAAATACATTAACAGAGATTTTGGCGACTTTAGGGCACAGCTCATAGAGTATGCTAAAAACTACTTCCCTGAGACTTACAATGACTTCTCTCCTACATCACCTGGCATGATGTTTATGGAGATGGCTGCTTACGTTGGAGATATTTTATCATTCTACCAAGATACTCAGCTACAGGAAACATATTTACAATACGCTAAAGAACCAGGTAACTTATATGCATTAGCATATATGATGGGATATTCTCCAAAGGTAACCTCTGTATCCGAAGTAGAGTTAGAAGTATCTCATACTGTAGCTGCAACCGCAGGTTCAGCACCTGATATGTCTCAAGCATTACTCATAGCAGCTAATGCACAGCTCACATCTACAACACAGGGTCAAGTAAAGTTCTTTATTGATAGAGAGATAGATTTTGCATTTGAATCCTCAACTGATCCTACTGAAGTAACTGTAGCATCTACCGTTGGAGGATCACCTGCATCATTCCAATTAAAGAAGAAAGTAAAAGCATTCTCTGGCGAAGTTATAACTGTTCAACAGACATTTAACTCTGTAGAGAAGTTTGCTACATTTAATATTGAAGATGATAACATCGTCGGGATACTTGATATTGTCGACAGTAACGGTAACATTTGGACAGAAGTTCCTTTCCTAGCTCAAGACACAGTCTTTAATAAGACAGTTAATACAGGAGCAGATGCAGCAACCGTACCATATATTCTAACATTACAGAAAGTAAATAGACGATTTGTTACAAGATTTAACTCACAAGGTACCCTAACAGTTCAATTCGGAGCCGGTATCACAGGTCAAGACCCAGAGACATTCGTAGTTGACCCTAAACATGTAGGTTCAAACACACCTCAGGGTATCTCCAGACTAGATCACGCTTACGATCCATCTAACTTCTTATTCTCAAAATCATACGGACTTGCTCCTTCTAACACAACATTAACAGTACGTTATATTAAAGGAGGAGGTATTCAAGCAAACGTTCCTGCAAATACCATTACTGAGCAGACAGCTGTAGTACCTACCGGTACAGGAACAGGTCTGACATTTAATAACCCTCAACCTGCAGCAGGCGGTAGAGGAGGAGATTCAATCGAAGAACTTCGTCAGAATTCTTTAAGAGCTTTTAACGAACAAAAAAGAGCAGTAACTAAGGAAGATTACGCAATCAGAGCATTATCATTACCGAGCACATATGGAAACGTTGCTAAAGTATATGTAACTCAAGATCAATTAAGATCTAAGAATAGTACTACAGATAACGTTATTGATAGTAATCCGTTAGCACTTTCAATGTACGTAGCTGCTTACGATCAAGATGGTAAGCTTATTAACGCTACAAATGGTCTAAAGCAAAACCTTAGAACATATTTATCTCAATACAGGTTAATTACAGATGCATTAAATATCAAAGATGCTTTTGTAGTTAATATTGGAGTAAAATTTGATATAATCACCCTACCGGGATACTCTGGTAGAGATGTATTACTAGCATGTAGTGAGAAATTAAGATCACATTTTGAGATTGCTAAATGGAATATTAATCAACCCATTAACTTATCTTCAATCTATACGTTATTAGATCAAGTTAAAGGAGTCCAAACAGTACAGAAGATTGAAGTAGAGAACTTAAGCGGAGGTAATTACTCAGAATACGAATACGATGTAAAAGGAGCTACAAGGAACAATATTGTGTACCCTTCTTACGATCCATGTATCTTTGAAGTTAAGTTCCCGGATACAGATATTAAAGGAAGAATAACAACATTGTAAGATGGCAGTATACAAGGTATTTTTAGAAAAAGACGCTTTTATTTACAGCGAAATTCCAACCGGAAGTGCTGGTAGAGATGAGATACTTGAGATCGGAAGCTACCCTAAAGCAGGAGTAGGTCAATCTAAGCGGACGTTAGTAAAGTACGGTAGTACAGAACTACATAGCATTATTGATAACTATTCTGATATCAACTCAATATCTGCAGAACTGCAATTAAACCTTGCTGAAGCATCTGAAGTACCTACTTCATATACGATCGAAGGTTATCCTTTAGCCGAAGCATGGGTTGAAGGTATTGGAAGATACGGAAGCAATCCCACAGACACCTCAGGTGTCAGTTGGTATAAATCTGACGGAATAAGTAACTGGAGTACCTTGCCAATTAATGGAGTAGAGGAATACCAAAACCCATCCGGTCAATCCGGAGGCGGTATCTGGTACTCAGATAATACGTTACATGTATCCAAGACACATACAGTAACCTCTACTCACGATGTAAAGCTAGATATTACTCCAATCGTAACTGCTTACTATAATCAAACTATTGATAATCACGGTATAATTTTAAAGTTACAAGATGACTTAGAATTCTTAGCAGACCGTCAGTTTATATTAAAGTACTTCTCAACACAAACCCATACAGTCTACCCTCCAACTATAAACATTAAATGGGACGATAGTTCATATAGCTCATCACTAACAGAAATCTCAGATTCAGATGCTGTTATTACCGTAAAAGGTAACAAAGGAGAGTATGTAGATAAAGGTAAGCAGAGATTTAGACTGAACATCAGACCAAGGTACCCTCAGAGAGTTTTCCAAACTACTTCTGTGTACTTAGATAACTTTAAACTACCGGAAGCATCGTATTGGGGACTTAGAGACGAACATACTGAAGAGATGGTAATCGACTTCGACACTACTTATACTAAGATCAGTGCAGATAATACGTCAAGTTACTTTGATATTTTCATGGAAGGGTTGCAGCCGGAAAGATATTATCGTATATTAGTAAAAACTGAGATTGATGGAAGTACTGTTGTACTTGATAACAACCAAGTATTTAAAGTAATAAGAAATGGCTAACGAGGTTAAGATTCAAAAGACAGTATTTAATAGCGAAGATTTCAAGAAAGTAGTTGATATAGAGTTTAAGACATTTACTCAACCAGAAGTCATAGAGAACGTTGAAACTGTTAACGAGCTTTTCCGTTTATACGACAAGCTATTTTACAGCATCCCTATTGAAGGACCTAATTCTCATCAATACTTAGTTGAGAGGAGTATGGAGTTGTATAAATTCGAACAGACTCAAGAAGAAATACAGCCATTATTAGATGAGATAGCAGATCTACGAACTAGATTGCTAGCTGCTAATCAAGAGATTATAACAATTCAGACAAACAAGTAATTAGATGTCGGTATATAAACACACAGTTACTCCTACAGAAGTATCTATATTGGGATACGAAAACTATACTGATAAGGATCTGAAGGTATTAGAAGCTTATAAAGTTAATAAGTTATTTAATCCTGATATTGATCAAGTACAGTTACATGTATACTCTTTAGGACAGGAGTTACTCTACTCTGATTACGGATATAAAGGACATAGGCAATTACTTAATTCTGCTAGTGCTAATAAAGCAGGAGCATCTTCTCTATTCGTAGACCCAGCCACCGATGCTGTTAAGTATGGATTTGATAAAGGAGATGTAAATTTACTCTACATATTTTATAAGAATATCTTCGGTAGACAGAATAACAAAGCTTTCTACATTGAAGATATATCTCCAGATAGAACCGAAGTAAAAATCAACTCGGTAAAAATACTCCCAGCTACTATTGTTGACTTAGTCACAAAGTATAAGCAAGACTTATCTGAAGGTATTGTAGAGGAATTAAGGATAGATTTAGGAAGCAACGACCTCTTTATTGTCGTAAATCTCGATATACTTC